GTAGAGCGCTTGACTGTTAATCAAGATGTCGTCAGTTCGAGTCTGACAGCCGGAGTACTTTTTATGGAGTGTTGTCCGAGTGGCTTAAGGAGCATGATTGGAAATCATGTATACGGGCTTATACCTGTATCGAGGGTTCAAATCCCTCACACTCCGTAATTTTGAATAAACACTTGAAAGAAGCATTGATATATCAAGCTTCTTTCTTTTTCTATATTTTTTTGACCGAAAAACGACCGAAAAACGACCGAATAAGATCTTTTAAAACTAAAATAGTTTACTGATTTCTGCTTTAACTTGTTCTCTTCCTTCTGCTGTTGAGTGAGCATAAACATCTAAAGTCATTCTTGCATCAGTATGACCTAAAATGGCTTGAATATCTTTAACATTAATTCCAGAGTGTATAAGAAGAGTGGTAAAGGTATGGCGTAAACCGTGAACTGTAATTTCTTTTAGATCTGAATTTTTCTCATAAATAGCTTTTTTCCATTTATCAGCTTCATTGGATCTTAGATAATGATCTCCTCGTGCTGTATGGAATAGTTTAGGACTTAAGTCTTTACGATAATGTTTTAAAGCAACCGCTAAACGATCATCTAAAGGCACATATCGCTTTTTGTTTCCTTTAGGTAATTGGGTAATATATTTATTGTCCTCACCATAGGCTGTAGTTCTTTGTACAAAAATTCGGCCCTTGTCCCACTCAATATCATTCCAGTCTAAAGCTATAGCTTCACTTTTACGCATACCTGTAGTAGCTAGAATTAAGAAATAAACATAAGCACGCTCATTATATTCTTTAGCTGTAGCAAGAAATTCTTTAACTTCATTAGAGCTATAGAAGTTATCAGAAGTGTCTCTTCCTTTTTTGCCTTTTTTGGGTAATAAGGAGATTCTAGCAGGATTTCTATCAAGCAGATTAATATCTATAGCGTATTCTAAAATCCTTCTTAAATAGAAGAATACAGATTTATAACGTACAAATTTGCTTGAAAGATCAAGGAAGTATTCTGCAATATCTTCTGTAGTAATTTGATCAACATATTTATTACCAAAATGCTCTTTTAGATGATGTTTATAGAGTGTTTCAGTTTTCCACAGTGTGGACTCCTTAACATCTTTAGAATAGAAAGGCAGCCACATCTCATATAATTGATCAAAAGTTACTTGTTTTTGCTTAATGTAGTTATCAGCTCTGGTGTTAGCAAGCTCTTTATAAACTGCATTAGCATCCTCATAGCTCTTGAATCCTCTACGTGTAGTTTCTGTTTTTTTGCCGCTACTATTTAAGCCTAAATAGATCTTAAACATGTAGCGCTTTTGACCATTCTTAAGCTTATAAACTTTGATATCTTTGTTTTTACGTTTTGGCATTGGTTTCACCTCCTTTCAAGTGATGTATAATGAATATGGAACTACATTTTGTGCTAATAAGTCCGTTGAAAGACGGGCTTATTTTTTATAGTCAAAATAAAACTGATGTTCTTTTGTGATGCTTATTAAAAGTCTGTTCACCTGAAGGGGCAAGCAGACTCATTGTGGCATAAGCAAAAAAGAGGCATACAAGATAACTTGTATGCCTCGCTCAACATTCTGAGCAATCTTTATAAAGATCATATTAAATGAATATGATCGAGCAACATTCTGCCCATAAACTAATTATAGCATACAAATATCTTAGGTTTATAGTCACTGGTTCTGGACTATTTACTTTTATTCAAGAGCCTTTATGAGCTTTTCATTTCTTTCAATTTCACTCTGTGAATCTAAAATTGATTCATCGACTGATTGAATATGATTATCTTGCATTTGCTTATCGATAAAGAACTTGGAATTATTCTCATAAAATGATTTCAGTTTCTTATAAAACTTGATTAGTTTATGCTGAAATTCAATTTCATCTTTATAAAAGGTGATAAGCATTTTGCCATGATTCCATTTGGTAAAATCCTTATCCAAGCAAATAGGAAAGCCATCTGCTTGGTGCATTTCCCATAAATCACCGTAAAAGTCTACAACCTGCTTGGCTTCTTTGGATAAGATATACCGACCATTCTTTTCAGTTAGCCAGCCTTTATCAATAAATTTCTGTGTTACTTTACGCACATTTAAGTTGTACTCATAAATAAAGTAGTGTGGAATCCTAGCAGATGTCAGTCTTCCTTTTTTGACTTTGCCCCACCAGACGAGCAGAAGAACTTCACGCAAAGTAAAGCCCGTGTTGGTATCATACTTGTCAGTGTATTTTGGATAATCAAGCGGTCTGCCAAATCGATTTCTATAATCTGGGCGAGCTGATTGTATTAAGTTGTATTTATCTAAGAGCGCAGCCTGTTCTTGGTTTTGTTCCCTCCAATAGCTGTCGTCATAAGTTACTTTAGGATCAGACTGGTATTCGTTGCTATCATCGTAGTGCATAGTCACTCGAACCGGTATATCAATATGGCCCTTATTGTCAGCAGGCTTGTCTTTCTTTGAAACTGAGGACTGCTTTTGAGCCTTAGTCTTATTTAGGCGCTTGTTTTCCTTAGCTAATATCTTATTCTTTTCATTTAATTTTTCATTTTTATTAGATAATTCTTCAATTCTCTTTTTGAAACCATGATTCCTTATTAATAATACAATCATGATCACGAATAAAATTACTAATATTGCTCCCATTTTTGCCCTCTAAATTCAGTTAATAGGTAATAACATTTTTTAGGAATACCGAACGCTCTTGCAAAGTCATAGTACGTATTAAAATAATAGTCATTTTCTTTGCAGTATTTTTGTAGCAATTCAATAGCAAAAATATTTGCATCGGCTTCACCACGATTGACAGTTCTGTCATTTAAACTGTAGTAATGTTGATCTTCATGTACGACATGAGCGATCTCATGAGCTAACTGAAAAGGAATTTCCGATGGGTATGGCCAACGTGCATTCATAATAATTAATCGGCCCACGTTGTTATAACTGATAGGCGGCGCAAGTGGTGGAAGCTGATTGGTAAACTCTACACCAATGTGATAATCAAACATTGCGGCATTCATCAGATATTTTATAAGCCTGTCGTAGTTTTCTTTGTTTTCTATAGATAGCTCGTCAATTGATTTAATCTTCATGATGTTCACGATTCTTGTTCAAATATTCTGGGTGATATTTAAAGAAACTTTGAGCAATATTGGCGTAAGTATCTTTTAGCTCTTCCGGCATCTTTCCGTTATAAGGCATAGGTGTCTTTAAATCCTCCCACGTAAGAGCAGTATCAGAGGGACGATCAGTAGAATTAGGATCATCAGTCTTTCCCATTAAATAATCAGTAGATGTATTGAAAAGTATTGAAATTGCCGTGATAGTTTCTATATCTGGCTCTCGTTTACCATATTCATAATTTGCATAAGTAGTTAATGGAAGATGCAGTCTGTTAGCAACGTATGTTTTAGTCCAGCCTGCATTTTCTCGCATTGTCTTTAGTCGATTACCGAATACACTCATAATTGCACCTCTTTGTTTTCTTCTCTATCTGAGTATATTGTAAATTCTTATTTACTATTTGAAAATATTTCTTGTCAAAAAGTAAAGAAAAATGTTGACTCTTCTCAAAACGAGTAGTACTATATAACTGTAATCGAGTTACACGAAATGAGAAGAAAGGAAATGGTCGGATGGCAAGTGTCTTGAAAGACAACGCAAGAGCATTGGCTAAGCAATACTTGCGTGATCATGGCATTAAGCAGAGCTGGCTTGCTGATAAATTGAGAATCAGTGAGCCTACACTAAGCGGAAGACTTAATGGAAGATATAAGTTTGATGCTGACTTTGCGGTAGCTTTTTCCAAAGCATTAGGTATATCACCAGATATTTTTTTGAAATAAAGTTACTCGTTTTGAGAAGAAAAGGAGAGCAAAAAATGGAAGAACTAATGAAAGTTCAAGTCAAAAACGATCGTCAACTTGTTAGTGCAAGAGACTTACATAAAGGTCTTGGACTAAAAGGAAGATTTAGCAGATGGTTCAAAACTAATTCAGAACTATTCACTGAAAATGAGGATTTTTACAAGTGTACATCAAGTACGGTTGTTAACAACGGCGCTGTTCGTGAGTTAGATGATTATTTATTAACCATTGAAATGGCTAAGCAATTAGCAATGATGGCAAGAACAGAAAAGTCAAAGCTTTATAGAGAATATTTCCTAGACCTAGAGCGTAAATGGAACAGCCCAGAAATGGTTATGCATAGAGCATTGGAATTTTCAAATGCTCGAATTAAACAACTCAAGTTAGAAAACAAAAACTTGAGTATTCAACTTGAAGAATCCAATAAAAAGGTTAGCTACTTGGATATTATCTTAGGAACTCCTGATGTTTTGGCCACAACTCAAATTGCTGCAGATTATGGCTATAGTGCTGTTAAATTCAACCAAATCCTTCATAGATTAGGTATTCAGCATAAGGTTAATAGCCAATGGATTCTGTACCGTGTCTACATGGGCAAAGGCTATGTAACAAGCAAGCTGTTCACTTATAAAGACACTAAAGGAAGAGATCGTTCAAAAACTACAACTTATTGGACGCAAAAAGGCAGAAAGCTTATCTATGACGTTTTGAGAGTAGATAACATTCTGCCACTCATTGAACGAGACGATATCGCTTAGAGGTGGTTGAAATGGAAGAAAAAATCAAAATTCGAGTTGATACATCAGAAATAGATGTGGCTCAAAAAAAGGTTGATAAGCTGATTAATTCTATTAAGCAACTAAATGAATTAATCGAAGGGCAAAATAAAAAGCCTGCCGATAATGACAAGCTTGATGCTGAAAAAATTGCTGATTCTTTAGAAAAGAGACTGCTAAGCCAAAAATGGGAACAAAGCAATTTTACATTTTATTAATAGTTATCACAGATATTGTTGCCATTTTGCTAGATCAGCTTGTTCATAAAAGGTTAGCAGGTGAAGCATTGGGACTTCCATATTACATATATATAGTTTATGCAAATTTTATATTTTTACTGCTTATCAATGCTCTTGAGTAATTCAGGTGATTCCCGGTTAATTTCTATGACTAATTTTTCCCACTCATTTTTATCACGAGATTGAGATAAGTTGAGCCAATCTATTAACTGCTTTTGTTGTTTGGGTTTTGAGACAACTATCAAGTTAGCTACAGCTTCTGCAAATTCTTCTTTAGCATTAACCAAATGGCCGTAATCGCCAACTTGGATATGTTGATAACACCGGTTAGCAGAAGAAACAAAATTTGCAACTAAACTTCTTCTTTGGTTTTCGTGTTTGGTAATTGATTCTTGATATTTTACTTTTTCCTCTGTTTTTAGCTTAGAAAGATTGAGCTGAAACTCCTCCTTTTTAAGTTTGAAAGTAAAAATATCGTTAATAATTGCAACGATAACTGGAGAAATAATAGCCGCAATAGCAATCACTGCAGTTATTTGTCCCGAATTGAATTTCACAGAATCACCTCCTTATTAAGAGATGATTCCAGTTTAACAAAAATAGAGGTAATTGAAATGGAAGATCTAACTAAGTGCTCAACTAATGAGCTTTGGAGAAGAAGAAAAGCGATCTTTGTTAAAAGAACCGCTTTAGACACTCCAATAAATGAATGGAATGAGTTAACCAAGTTATCTGATGCTATTGCAGCAGAACTTGATAAACGCAAAGGAGGTGGATCAAATGAAAAGATTCAATCGATTTGTTAATGAGATCTTTGACTTCGATAAGAAGTTGAAGGTGTGGCAGTCGCTTTTGTTAACAGCTCTTGTAATTGCCTGTGCAGTTATTGCAGTTATTTGCCTCAAGGCAACTTACATACCAAATTAGGAGGAAACAAAAATGAGTAGTTTTGCGTTAGTAATTTACTACATGGTTAAGGAAACTTTTAATCCAAGATTACACCATGCTGACTTCAGAGAATTGATTGAGGATGTTGATATGGACTGCTTTAGACATACCCACAAATTCGATCATATGAAATATATCAAGTTCTTTCACACATTAACTGAAGAATAGGCGGTGATCGCTATGGATATTGAAAAGCAAATTCAAAGAATGGTTGTTTTAACTGTTTTGAAAATGCAACCTGATAAATCCCAAAACGTTTTGACTATGAGGGATGCAACAAAGATCTTAAAGCACTTTGCAGGCCGTGAATTTCTAAGAAAGGGAGAAGCCGCTAATTACTTAGGTGTTGGCTCAACTACCTTCTGGAGATGGCGACAACAGTATAAGATCCCTAGTTACACGCTTGATGGGGTCACTGTTTATAAGAGATCTGATTTAGAAAAATTCTATGACGATAACGCCATTAAATCATATGTGTAAGGAGAAGCAATGGATGATTTAAAGCATTACCTAGATAAGCAACAAAAACTAGCTAATGAGTGGGCACTTCTTTACTTGAAAGCACAAGATCAGCTTAATCAAGCAGCTAATGATCTATCTAAAATAGATGATTTGCTTAATACAGTTATGAAGATGAGAACCAATAAGGCTAAAGGCTTGCAAGTTGCTGAACAAATTCAGCTTATTAAAGCGTTTAAAGGAAAGAACAATGAAAAAGAAAAACAAGGTACTAGAAAAGAAGATCAAAGCAAGTAATGCTGTAACCACGTTTTTATTCTTCGATCTGAAGAAATACCGCAAACATGGTTACGTTGAACAAGTGCATAAAAATAAGGCTCTGTATCAGTTACCTACCAGAGTGAACTAATACAGAACCTCACAAAAATTAAGAACTATAAGGAGTATACACCATGAATTTATTTGAAATCAATCAAACAATCGAAGCTTTGAAAGAAAAATTCGATGATCCAGAAAACCAAGTTAGCGTAGATACGCTTAAGGACACATTAGACAGCCTGAAAGCTACTAGAAACGATAAACTTGATGGCTTAGCAGGTTGGTACGATTCCAACAACTCTGAATTAGATTGGATCGATCAGAAGGTTAAAGCCTTACAAGCAGAAAAAAAGCGGTTAACTAACTTGAATGGTCGAATTATGGAATATATGACCACAACTATTGATGAAGCAGGTATTAAACAGGTTAAGACTCAGAACCACGTTTTAAGACCTAGAAGTTATAGAGCCTCTGTATATGTTGATCCTAAAGTTGCTCTTCCTGATGATTATATTACTAAAGAAGTCAAAGAAATCGAAAAAGTTAATAAGAAGTTGCTATATCAGGATCTTAAAGCCGGTATTAAAGTGCCGGGGGCTGAGTTAGTTCCTAATCGCAAAACAACCATTTTATAGGAGGATAACCAAATGATTAGAAATAGTGAAGCAACACATGTGGAATTTAACCGCTTTGTTGATGCGACCTTAGATTGCGACACAAAACAAGGAATGAAATCTGTTAAGAAATTAGCCGAGATACAGCAAATGTCTGAAGATTTTATTTTGCTTGGTTTAGCTATCACTTTTATGGATCAACCCGAAGTAGCTAGATTTGTTAATTTCTTGATAGAAACTAAAGCAGAAAATTAGGTGAGAAAAATGGCAGAAGAAACAAAAAAAGTTAAAGAAAAAGAAGTTGAGTCTTTGAATCTTGCAGAAAAAATCGCACTTGCTAATAAAGATCTCGGTGCTGTTGAAAAGAATGGCAAGAATCAAGGGCAAGGCGGATGGTCTTATATTACCGAAGGTGATATTAAAACTGCTGTGCGTAAAGTTCTAGGAAAGTACAAGTTCGCTATCATCCCTACAGAAATCAAGATCATAGAAAAATATGAACGAAGATCAAAAAGCGGCGGCATCTTCACTTTTTATGATATTCAGCAAATATTTAACGTTACTGATGGTAAAGAGCACTTCACAGGTGTGGCTATAGGAACTGGGGCAGATAACGGCGATAAGGCTCTTAACAAGGCGATGACTATTTGTCTAAAGAATTTTGAAAAACAGCTATTCAATGTTTCCGAAAAAGATGATGATCCTGATAAAAATACGATTGAAGTTGCAGCAGGATCAACTCAACCAACCCAATATAAAAAAGTTCAACACAAGCCGACTAAAAAAGCACCTAACTGGTCAAAACCTGAAACAGTGAGCGATGAATTGCTACAGAATTACACAGTTAACTACACGAATGGCAAGCCGGTTTTACTAAAAACGATTCTCAAACACGTTAGAGAGGGCAATGAAGCCGCTAAGAAATTTGCGGACAGCTTGAAAGGTAACGATGCTACGGCATACGTGGAGCTTGATAAGAGAACTATGGCTTCTTAGGAGGATTTTATGGCAATTAGGAGAATGTTTAGCAGTCGAATTGTTAAAAGCGCAAGGTTTCTTAAAATGCCGGCATCAACACGAGATCTGTACTTTTATTTAGGAATGGACGCAGATGATGATGGGGTGGTTGAAGGCTACAACATCATGAATCAAATCGGCGCTACTGAAGATGATTTGAAAATTCTGGTTGCGAAAGGTTTTGTAACTGTACTTAATGATGATCTTGTAACTTACATCAACGATTGGAAGGAAAACAACCGGATTCGATCCGATAGAAAGGTGGATTCCATCTATAAAGCACTGCTTTTAAAAGTCCTTCCGGGCATCGAATTGCAACAAGCAAGGGTTAGAGCAGATACAGGAAAGTTCACAAAACACGATGATATCAACGATTCTGAGCCATTGGCTCTTGAAGAAAACTCTGTTACTGGACGTCCACTGGACGTCCACTGGACAACCACTGGACAACCACTGGACGCCATAGGTAAGGATAGGTTAGGTAAGGATAGGTTAGGTAAAGATATAAATAGTCGAGTTGATAAATCAACTCAACCTAATTCCTCTGATATCTATAAAGAAATTATCGATTATCTAAATAAAAAGACAGGTAAAGGCTACAGATCCACTACTAAAAGCACACAGCAGAAGATTAAAGCCCGTCTTAAAGAAGGATTCACTGTTGAAGATTTTAAAACAGTTATCGATAAAAAATGCAGTGAATGGCTTAATGATCCTCAAATGACTAATTATCTAAGGCCTGAAACACTTTTTAGCACTAAGTTTGAATCCTATCTACAGCAAAAATCCACGGGACGTATTATAAACGGTCAGTTCAAAAGAGTAGAACAAGGCACTGACTGGAAGAAAAAAGAAGCTGAGATTAAAGCTAAAAGAGCCAGAGAAGAGGCCAATTCCAATAGTAAGGAGTTTGATCCTTTTGCAGAAAAGAAGGCAACAGATGGCGGCTTAAGCACTGATCAGCTTAAGGAATTGTTCAAAGGTTTAACAAATGGCAATTCAGCAGATAAGGGGCTATAGGACTATGAACAGCAAAAATAAACTGATTGATGATTTTACTGAAGATGCTGAAATTATGGAATTCAAATGTGATCCAGCGCTTACAGTTATTGGAAGAAAAATTGTATCTATTGATGTGTTAGATACAGATAAGAATCCTGTTTTAGAAGTTGATTTTGAGAATCGAAGCCGTATCTTTCCAGCGAAGAATGTTAAAGCAGATGAGCTGGATCAATATAGTTGGCTCTTTAGCAGGGCAAGCGAATTACTTCACGACTTAAAGGAGGCTTGATTATGGTTAGCAAAATTAATTCAGCCGAATTAAATATAGTTACTAGAAGTCTTTATAAGGGCGAGGACGTTTATGACTTTATTGAAACATTAGATGTTGACCGTAGTACAGCCTTGAAAATTCTTGATTTTATTCAAAATTATGCGAATGATTTTGAAGTTTCAAAGAAAAACGATGAGCTTTATTACAGAGGCCAAATTAATAACCTAGAAGGCGAAATTGATGATGCTGCTGATCAATTGAGAATAATAGTGAAATCGCTGGAGAGAGGGGAATAGCCATGTATGTTCCTTATAAAGCATGGAATGTGTTTTTAGCTAAGTATCCAGAAGAAACACATGAGATTGTTTATGCTGATACTCGTAATGAGGCTAAACAAAAGTTAATAGATGGCATAAGCAAGACAGATGGAGAATTAGCTCATGATGACAGCCTGGAATACATTGATTTAGGTGCTCGTAGGCTTAAATGCTGTGATGGTTTGAGTGATGAGCCATTGAGTTTGATTGCTGAAACCGCTATGAAGCAAGACAACTGGAGTTGGAATATGGATGGTGTTGATTATACCGCTGATGATATAGCCGATCCTGAAAGCCTAGCGGAATTTAAAGCTTTATTTGATGAGTAGGAGGGATGCACATGGATTACAAAGTAGCAATCTTTACAAGTGGCAACCGTGAGACCTTACAAGACGATATTGATCAATTCATTGACGATAAAGAAGTTATTGATATTAAGTTCTCAACTGCAGCTTCAAGCCGTACTTCTTCATACAAGAATGATCGTATCATTTCAAATTTGTTTTATTCCGTATTAATTACCTATAAGGAGATTAAGTAATGATTAATAGAGTTGTCCTAGTGGGACGTTTAACCAAAGATATCGAATTAAGAACAACTGGTAACGGTACAAGCGTTACTCAATTCACATTAGCTGTAGATCGTAGATACAGGGATGCTAATGGCAACCGTCAAGCAGATTTTCCTCCATGTGTTGCCTGGAAGAAAACCGCTGAAATCCTTAAAAATTACGCTCATAAGGGGGATTTAATCGGAGCAGAGGGATCTATCCAAACACGTACTTATGAAAACAAGGAAGGCACAAGAGTATATGTTACAGAGGTAGTAGTAGACAGCATCAGCCTATTAGGATCAAGAAACGATTCACAAAGCAGAGCAACTACTAATAACACTCAAGCTCAAAATGCATCTGATCCGTTTTCAGGCAACAGCGGCAGCGAAATTGATATTACTGAAGATGATTTACCTTTTTAGGAGGATTGAATAATGACAATCGAAGAATTTAAAACAGCATTATCTCATATTAACAACATGTTTACTTTAGATGTTGTTAACGGAAAACCAAAGAAAATTGTTTTTGTAGATGAAATTTCAAAAAACGTTGTACCGATTTACAACTTTGAAGAAGATCGTTTTCTTTTAGAAAACATTAACGATGAACTATATTCAGATGAATTTAATGGATTAGTTAAATTACTCTTTAAATACAAGTATGCATTAAGAAAGCGACTTGATGATTGGGATTTCGATGCTCTTGAAGCAGATCTCCATGAAAAGGTTAATGAGGACTTAACTATTTATTTTAATCAGTATAGTGGATTACCTGAAAAACTGAAGTATGAAACTAAAGATGGCAGTTTTACAATTTATAGCTTCAAAGATAGAGAATACAACATTGAAAATTGTGCTAAGTTCATTCATTGCGAAATGCCGGCTTTAACTCCATTTATTGATAAGTATTGGAATGGCGGCTACGCAGTGAGAAGCACTAAATCAGAAGGCGATCAGGTTAATCCGTTTAAAAAGTACACTGATGATTTAGCTGAAACGTTATGGGCTAAAAACAAGGCTTATGGTGATTCATTTTCTAGCGCTATTGATGATTTTGGCTTGAAAGCTGCAGGTACTCAATTAAGCCATAAATATAACCGCATGAAGCATCTAGTAAACGCTAACAAGCTCACTGAAAATGGTGAGAGTCTAGAAGATACCATGCTTGATTTAGCAGGGTATTCAATCTTAACGCTGAGATATTTGAAGGAGCATGAAAATGAATAAAACGATTTATTGCGATGAGTGTCACAGAGAAATTACCGATGAGGTTTATTACATCGGAGATAATGCTACATCAATGGCTACACTTAGTAACACTTTTTGTAGCGAGGAATGTATTTTAGTTTATTTGATGGTGGATAGTGTGTCAGTGGAGAATTGGAATGGATAAAGAACAAATAAAACAAAACTTTATTGAAAAGTTGAAGGCAGATAATTTCTTGTTTGAGGTTAATTACGGCAATGGAGAGATTAATCAAATCAAGATTAAAGATGCTGCAATAATTACTATCGATTTCGAAAGAGATAGCAGCCAGAGGCTGTTTGTTAGTCAACTTGGATATAAGAACAGCACACAATTTAAGGCTATATTGGAAGTTTTTGAACGTGTTAGCGAATTGTTGGAGGATTTGGAGAAAGAATGAAAATTTTAGATCCAACTTGTGGCTCTAGAATGTTTTGGTTTGACAAACATGAACCACATACAACTTATACGGATATTCGTAAAGAGATGCTAGAAACCAAAGACAGGGGAAAATCACGAAAAATTGTAATAAATCCCGATAAGGTTGCTGATTTTACTAATTTACCGTATCGAGATTATGAATTTAACTTAATTGTCTTTGATCCTCCACATTTAAATAGGGTTGGTCAAACAAGCTGGCTTGCTAAGAAATATGGGCATCTAGATAAAGACACTTGGCCAGCGCTTTTAGAAAAAGGTTTTAGAGAATTATGGCGTGTTTTAGCACTGGATGGCGTGCTTTTGTTCAAATGGTCTGATAATCAGATTTCATTTAAAGATGTTCTTAATTTATTTGATCACGCTCCAATTCTAGGAGATAAGCGTGGGCATACAAGATGGTTCGTATTTATTAAACCTAATGAAAACCAGGCTTCAGAGCCTAGTCTATTGGATGATCAAGTTTTGAATGAGAGAGGGCTAAAAAAATGAGTGAAAAGAAGGGAAATCGAAAGATGGATGAAATTGATGTTGCTTATTCTCAGGTTTATGGTTGGACGCTTAACAAAGAACAAAAGTTAGTACCACCATATAAGAATTATCCATTACCGGATTTTGTTATTGACAGAGTTAGATGGCTTTCAAAACAGATGCAAATAATGCCAATGACTTTTACCGGTGCAATTCTTCAATTAACTGATGTTAACCATGAGGAAAGATTGAAGAAAGAATGGGAGATGGGTGCATCCCTGGATTGGATGCCGATAACGGATGAATATCGAGATTGGATTGAAAATTCGCGCTTAGCAGATTGGCACAAAGTCGCTGTAGCATTGGCATTTATTTATTGGGGAGGAGACAAAGATGAGCAACAAGATTAAGTTCTTAGAAACCGGAGCTAGAGCTAGTGCATTAGATTTTGTAGATAGCTATAAAGAAGGCTTTCTATATAAGCACGGTTTCAAAAGATACCAAGTATTAGATAGAGGAATAGAATGCCATTTACTCACTGTCAAAACTAAATACGGAGAAATGGTAATTGGGTTAGATACTATGCTCACTTATCTTGGCCACAATGTTTGGGATGCAAGAGAGGAATAATCATGGAATTAGAAGGGAACCTTCACGGCATCATGGCTGCATTAGGGCATACTGATCAAATGGTAGCCTGCAGTTCATGCCATAAGGAAACATTAGAACTAGTGAAAATAGTTATGCCCGATAATCCTAAAAACAACTTTTTGCGGTTTGTGTGCACTAATTGTGGTGCTGAATCAGATTTGCTAGGATTTACAGTTTCAAGCTATTTACGAAAAGGATTACGTAAATATGTCTGATCAGGTATTAAGAGGAATCTTAGGAATAGGCATCATGATATTGATTATGGGCGTGTTTGCCTATTTTACTGAGATGCTTGCAGAAATACTTCATGATTTGAAGAAAAAGGAGAAATAGAAGAAATAGGTTTATTAAAACTAAGCACAGGAGGTGCTCAAATGAGATTAGGTCATACATTAGTAATTCAAGAGTTGACTGAACACGGGCCAGCTAAAGAGACTGTTCAATTTAGAAGTTATTACACTTTAGATGCCTTTCTAGGGAGAAATACTGGCTATGTGCGTCAATGTATCGAAAGAGGCTTAAAAACTAGAAACGCTAGGAATATGAAGCGTAGATTCATACTAGAATCCGCCAGATTACCTAAAAAGTTTTATCTCTTGATCTCAGATAATGATATGCCACTTGCTCAAACAAGAGATATTACAGCCTTTTATGATAGGCACAAATTTAACAACAACTATGAGCCTATTTATACAGGCCCACAGCAAAAGAATTTAACCCCTGAGCAGTTAAAGGAGAAAAAAGCCGAATCGCTTCAGCGTGCCGAATTATTGCGCTCAATCGAGATTAAATACGGTGGCATTGATCATGCTGAAGGAACACCAGAATTGAATAAACTAAGAGAACTATTAGGAGCTTAATTATGAAAGAGGGAATAATTGTGTCTTACAAACTAGAGAACGTGAATATTGATAAAAATAAAACAGCTCAAAATGTGAGGGACTTTTTGGATAATGAATTTCAAACTTATTTAAATCGCTCTGGTTTGCATAGATATGATCTATCAAGCCCTCAAATAGATCCAACTGGAGTAATTGCTCATGGAGGCAATTCGCAAGAAAGTAAAATGATGCAAATATTCGATTATCAAGCTAAGTGTGTAGCTATTTATGAGGCGATTGAGGATTGCATTGAGAATAAGAAATTGCATAAGTGGCACAGAACTATTTTACATAACCGATATATTGATGGACTTGAAGATTGGCAAATAGCGCAAAGGCTAAGTATATCTTCATCGAGATACAGAGAAATAAAAAGCAATGCTTTGTGCGAATTTGCGGATAGATTACCGGTTTGGGCCTATAGATACGGTACTCAGTTACCTGATCTAAGAGTTTACAACAATAAAGAGAAAGAAGTTATTAAGTGAAGTATAAGTTCGTTATTCCAGGTCAGCCATTTGGCAAACAACGGCCTAGAAAATCATTTAAATTAAAAGGCTTATATACTCCAAGAGAAACTACAAACTATGAAGCTTATGTTCGTAATATTGCGAATAAACAAGCTTCAATGATTGATAAGCCATTGAGAGTAGATATAACAGCTTATTTTGAAATTCCTAAATCATTTTCTAAGAAAAGGAGGCAAGCTTGCCTAGCAGGATTAGAAAAACCAACTAAGAAACCTGATAAGGATAACATCGAAAAGGTTATTTTAGATGGAATGAATCCATTATTTAAGACAAACAAGGCCACTCATAAAAAAGAAATGGTTGTTCCAGGGTTTTATCAAGATGATAAGCAGGTTATAGATGGTTTTACTAGAAAATTGTATGGAAGTAAGGCTTGTGTATTAGTTGAGGTAGAAGAAATGGCACCTAAGAGACCGATTAAGTATCAAAAGGGTAAATGGTACTACATTAATGAAGATGGAAACCTAGAGCCTGTATGGAAGGAGGAAAACGATGAGGACGTTAATAATTAAATCTGAGACTTTGGATCAACTCAGAAAAGATGTATACAACTTCCTACTAGAGGGCAACTACAGAGAGGTTATAGGTATTAAGAAAATTAGTGATAATTATGTTCATGTTTATTACTATCCTAAGTTAAATATTTAAAGATGATGGCGCTAAGGTGGCGGAGAGCAGGCGGATAACCGGCGACTGATCGGCGTTAGGTCATGCTATATTTATATTGTTGAAAATTTAAGATGATTTTCAATGGAATGCTGATGGGCAAGAAAATACCTCTGTCTGTTAATAGTTATAAACCTAATAATCTTAGTAAAATACATCTGCAGCTAAGGTTCGATTCCTTAGTTGTACATAAACTTGCGATGATCTGGCTTGTAAGAGTTAAGCCCTGCATGGATTGCAGAATGGGAGCGAGTTATAAAGTAATTACTGTTTAGCAGTACAGTATCACTCTCCTAGATACTGATGGTGTCAAAGCCATATTGCTTATAGATGTTTCGGAGCTAACATCTGAGATAAAAAAAGCGATGCTATGGTTAAGCGATCAATACTATAGCAATGATCGAGTTAGTCACGTAGTATGCGTGCAAAGCTTTTACGCAGGACTGAAAGCCATAACAATATAGTCTTGCAAGGTTTAGATGTAGCCTAATTGGTAAGGCACTTGGATAGAGTTCCGAGGGTATGCAGGTTCAACTCCTGTCATTTAAATAAGTCTTAAAACTAGACTTAAAAAGCGCAGTAGCGCTAATGATTCTTAATACGTAGAAAGAGTAGCTAAGGCTGCTCTTTTTTGGTTTGGAGGTGAGTAGTATTGCTAAGAAATTAACTACGAAACAGCAAAAATTTGTAGATGAGTACATTGTTTCTGGTAATGCTACTCAAGCTGCAATTAAAGCAGGATATTCTAAAAGAACAGCACGAAAAATAGGACAAGAAAACCTAACAAAACCAGACATCAAAGCCGCTCTTAACGATAAAATGCTTGAAATTGAATCACAAAAGATAGGCAATGCAAAAGAAGTTTTAGAATTTTATTTTCGTGTTCTTCGTGGTGAAGAAACCGAAGAAGTGCCTATGTCAACGGCTGATAGTGTTATTACAGTTACTAAAACACCATCTATCAAGGATAAAGTTAGTGTAGCCAAAGAAATTATGAAGCGTTTTCCTCTTTATGATCCAATGGAAAAGCAAAAGCTTAAAAAGCTTACTGCAGATGCTCGAATTTCTGAAGCTAAAGCTAATGTTATGGAAGATAATGGACAGGACGTAGAGCAATTGCTTGATAAAATGCTTGATACTTTAGCGAAGGAGGATTTGAAGCATGGCTCTGAATGATGTGCTAACACCTAAACAAGCTAAAGTTTTAAATACTTATTTAACTAAGCCTTTCAAGATAATGATTCTCAATGGTGCTGTTCGTTCTGGCAAAACTTTTATTGATAACTATCTTTTTTTGTATGAGTTAAAGCGAACAGCAAAATTAGCTAAAGAAAGAGGCGACAATCATCCACAATTCATTCTAGCCGGTACTAGTTCAGGTTCAATCAATAATAACATCATAGCTGAAATATCTAGGCAATTCGGAATAGATCTAAGGGCAGACAAGCATGGAAATTACCATTTGTTTGGTGTAGAAATTGTTACAGTTTATACATCCTCTATCTCTGGTCTATCGAAAGCTCGTGGTTTTACATCATATGGGGCATATATAAATGAAGCTACATTAGCTAATGAAGAAGTTTTTACTGAAATTAAAAACCGTTGTTCACAACCTAATTCACATATCATTTGTGATACTAACCCTGATGTGCCTACGCATTGGCTTAAGACTGATTATATTGATAATAGAGATCCTAAAGCCGGAATAATCTCCTTCACCTTTACGATTGATGAAAATACATTTCTAGATCGTGGCTATGTTGAATCACTTAAAGCATCTACTCCACGAGGAATGTTTTACGATAGAGCGATATTGGGTCAGTGGGTTACCGGTGATGGTATTGTTTATCAAGATTTTGATAAAGACAAAATGGTTATTGATGATAAGGATATTCCAGATGGGCTTAATTACTTTGTAGGAGTCGATTGGGGATTTGAACACCCTAATCCCATTATCCTTTTAGGTGAAGATAGTAATGGTAATACCTATGTATTAAAAGACTATACAAAGAAACATAAATTTATTAGTTATTGGGTAAAGATTGCACAGGATTTACAAAACAAATTCGGCCGCAATCTTATTTTTTATGCTGATTCAGCTAGGCCAGATAACGTTAATGAATTTCAAAGCCACGGTATTAATTGCATTAATGCTAATAAGAATGTATTACCAGGCATTGAATGTGTGGCCAGTCTAATGCGTCAAGGGAAGTTCTTTGTGGCTAGATCAGCATCAAAGGGGCTGCTCGATGAGATTTATCAATATGCATGGGATGAAAAAACAGGTGAGCCACTCAAAGAAAATGATGTTAGACACAATGACAGATTAGATGCTATTAGATATGGAATTTACAGTAAACATGCAAAAGGGGGCTTTGTTCCGTGGAATTAAAAGCATTGAAAGATTTAATCAAAACTACAAGTGGACAGCGTAACGCTTTTAATGAAAGATATCATATATCAGTTAGGTATTATAAAAATGAAAATGATATCACCACTAAATTCCGTGGTAAATCCAAAATAAAAGAGGACGGCAAAAAAGATCCGCTTCGTAGAGCTGATAATCGTATTTCAAATAGTTTGCATCAATTACTTGTAGATCAAGAGGCAGGCTATATTGCAACTGTTCCTCCTAAGTTTGATGTAGGCAATGATAAAGATAATCAGCTAATTCAAAGCGTTTTAGGGGATCAATATGGTTTAACTATTAACCGTCTTACTGTCGATGCAAGCAATGCAGGCGTTTCTTGGTTACATTATTGGAGAGATAACGATAATAACTTTAGATATGGTGTAATTGATCCTGATCAAATAACGCCAATATACGATACAACGCTTGATAATAAACTTGTTGGATTACTTCGTTCATACCGAGAATTAGATGCTGATAGTGGAAAATACTTTACAGTTCATGAATATTGGAATGAAAAGCAAGCACAATTCTTTAGAACTAGTGCTAGCGATCAAACTGTGATTGAACCGTTCAATAAAATTCCATCTTATGATGTAACAGCCGGTTATGATACAGGAGAAAGCAATACTTATAAGCATAATATGGGCCGTGTCCCGTTTATTCCGTTTCCTAAGAATAAATATCAACAGCCTGATTTGTTCAAATACAAAGGCTTAATTGATGCTTATGATCATATTTATAGTGGATTTCTTAATGATGTATCTGATGTGCAGCAAGTTATCCTTGTGCTAACAAATTATGGCGGCACTGACTTGCAAGAATTTATGGATACGCTTAGAAACTATAAAGCTATTAAATTCAATAATGCAGGCAATGGTGATAAGAGTGGAGTGGATAAGCTAACCATCGATATTCCTGTAGAAGCTCGTAAAACCTTGTTAGATTTAACAAGAGAAAACATTTTTACAGAAGGTCAGGGTATTGATCCTGCTAAGTTTGAAACCACCAATGCAAGTGGTACAGCTATTAAGATGTTGTATTCAAACCTAGAATTAAAGGCAAGTAACACACAAGCTTACTTCACTAATTCTTTAAACGATCTAGTTCGTGCAATTATGAGATTCTATAATTTTAAAGATCCTGAAGGCCGGAAGATTACTCAAACTTGGAAACGTACTAGAGTTGAAGACAAATTAGCGCAAGCACAAGTGGTTTCAACAGTTGCTAACTTTACTTCGAAAGAAGCTATTGCTAGAGCAAATCCAATTGTTGATGATTGGCAACAAGAGCTTGAAGATCAAAAAGAAGACATCCAAAATAGTGACGGTTTTAGAGCCTCTCAGAGCTTTGATAATCCTGATGAAGAAGATTACTCAAGCGATGATAAAGCCACTCCTGATAAATCAGAGCAGGCAAATAAAAAGGCTTAGTGATTAATTATGAACTCTCAAGAATATTGGAAGAAAAGAGCTCTACTCGCTAAGCAAAAAGAAATGGCTTCAACCGCTGAATATGAAGTGGCTATGAGATCACGTCTTAAGGATCTTGAAAATGAGTTCATTAAAGAATCTAAGAATTGGATTACTAAATATGCTAATGAGAATAATCAATCATTAAGAGAAGCTGCTAATTATTTAAAGTCTATTGATACAACTAAGTTTGATATGACTTTAGCAGAGTTTGAAGCTAAGGCTAGAGCAGGTGGTTTTGATAAGGAATTAAATTCTGCTTACTATAAATCTAGAATTGCTAGACTGCAGAAGCTGTATAAACAATATCAAGATTTAGCTGCTGAATATGCTGATGAAGAAGAAAACAATATGGCCTTAGGTTTGGTCAAACGTTATGAAGATACTTACTTATTAGCTAACTACAATAAATATTTAGTAGTAGGCGGCATGGATGTTGATTTTGCTTGGTTCAATGAACAAGAATTAAAAGATATTGTTTATCAACCGTGGCAAGGTGGCAACTTCAGTAAAAGAATTTGGAACAACTACACCAAAGTTATGCCTGAGGTTTTAACAGATGTGATGTTTAGATCTACTGCTTTAGGTTATTCTTACAATCGTGTTGAACGAATGCTTAAAGACAGGTTTCAAGGTGTGGTTAATTCCAATATTCATCGTTTAGTAGTTACTGAAATGGGACATGCTGCAGAACAAGCAACAGCTAAGTTCTACAAAGATTCTGATATTGACCAATACCAATATCTAGCAACACTTGAAACTCATACATGTGAAGTTTGCGCTCATTTAGATGGGCGCATTTTTTATGTCAAAGATGAAAAAGATGGTGTTAATTATCCATTAATTCATCCATACTGCAGGTGTTCAACTGTACCGTACATGAAAGGCTTACCTGATATTGAAACTCGTTGGTATCGTGATCCAATTACTGGGAAAAGTAAATGGACTCGTAACATGAGTTTTAATGAATGGAAACGAACTGCTAGAGAACAACAATCAGAAAAGGAATATGCTGATTTGGTTGGTAGGTTTGGTGTACATGGCTTTCCTGAAAGTGCAAAAGAATACAACAAATTATTGTATAATAAACGTACAGGAAGAGCTTTGAATGCTTATGTTAAAGCAAGAGAAAGAGGTACAGTCGAACCGGTAGTTACTTATCAAGATTATCAAGATGCTATGGATCGATTAAATAACGAAGTTGTAGGCACAACAGCATCAAATGGCCAGGTTGTAAAAGATTTTAGTGATCATTTAATTGATAGAATTTTTGGAGTAAAAGAAGATCCACAGAAGCATAGACGTGAGGGCGTTTCTATTGATGAGATCAAAGAAATGCTTAATAGTGCTAATATTAAGAATTTGAAACATTCAACAAAGTTCTTTAGTGATAGAGGCTATGTTGTGTTAAATGATAAAGGTAATCTAGTTACTGTAGTTCCAAGGAGAAATAATAATGCGAAATCTAAGATTTAAGAAGGATGATTTTCAATTCATTAAAGAAAATTATCCTGATCTATTTACTAAGTTCAAAAATACTTATGAAAAAGATGGTATTATTTATGTTCCTATGAAAAATGAAGCTGATTATGATTATTACTTTGATGTAGTTGGTGATTATATTGCTGATTCATTAAATGAAGCTGGAGAATTAAATGAAAATGGTCTTCATTTAGAATCAGCATGGGATTATGCTGATTGGTCAGGAGATTAGTTAAAATTATAATTAATTTAATTCAGAGAATCGTTTAACAGCGATTCTCTTTTTGTTTGGTGAAATTATGCGAAATTTATGGGAAAAGTTCCGTTATAGTGAGTGGTTTGTAATTGTATTGCAAGTATTATTGGTAGTAATTGCTTTTATAGTACTTTCAGTTATCGGAACTTTAATAAATGTTTGGTTCGTTCATTTTATGAAAGATACTTTTGGAATTAATGTTTATTGGACTATTTAAATAATATTTGCCCTGAGCATTGGCGTAAAACTGCTCTTTTTGTATGCCTTGTGAGAGGCGAACTCGTATAAAACGTGTGAGAGGTAAGGAGAATTTTTATGAAAAGAGATCAATTGAAAGAATTAGGTTTACAAGATGATGTAATTGATAAGGTTATGAGCATGAATGGTGCTGATATTGAAAAGGCTAAATCAAGTAACGCTGAAATGGCTGAAGAAAATGAATCATTGAAAGCCCAAATTGCAGAACGCGATAAAGACTTAAAGAATTTACGTAAGAATGCTAAGGATAATGAAGAATTATCTAACTCATATAAAGAGTTACAAACTAAATATGATAAAGATACTACTGATTTATCTAATAAATTATCAAAGATTCGTCTTAATAGTGCTTTAGATAATGCTTTGATCAAGTCTAATGTTCGTAACACTAAAGCCATTAAGGGCTTTTTGAATATGGATCAAATTAAGCTTGATAAAGAAGGTAATCTAACTGGTTTGGATGATCAAATTAGTGCAATTAAGAAAACAGATGCTTATTTGTTCAATGAAGGCACTAAACAAAACTATGAACCAACCAATGGCAAGCCTAATAAACCTGATGAAGTTCAAGAGATGATTAATGTATTTAAAGGAGAAGGTAAATAATGGCAGAAGTTATTAATTATGCTGACAAGTACCAACAAGCGGTACAACAAGGTTTTTATGATGGTCACTTATACAGTGCAGCTCTTTGGAATTCACCATCAAACTCACAAATTCAATTTGATGGGGCAAAACATATTAAGGTGCCACGTCTAACAATTACTGCAGGGCGTAAAGACCGTCAACGTAGAACCATCACAACCCCAGAAGTTAACTACAGCAATGATTGGGATTCATATGAATTAACCAATGAACGTTACTGGAGTACTTTGGTTGACCCTTCAGATATTGATGAAACTAACATGGTGGTATCAATTGCTAATATTACCCGTCAATTCAACTTAGATTCAAAGATGCCTGAAAAGGATCGTGAGATGTTCTCCAAATTGTATCAACAAAAGGTTCATTATGATGGCACTGATGGTGTTCATACTGAATCAATTGATGAAAAGAACGTTCTTAAGTTGTTTGATGAAATGATGAGTAACTTTGATGAAGCTCGTATTCCTGCTCAAGGTCGTATGCTTTATGTAACTCCAAAGATGAATTCAATCTTGAAGCGTGCAGATGCTTTGAACCGTGCTATTGTGGTTTCTGATCCATCTAACATTGTTCGCACTGTTCACTCATTGGATGAAGTAACTATTATTGTTGTTCCATCAGATTTAATGCAAACAACTTTTGATTTTGAAGTTGGTTCAAAGCTTAAAGATGATGCTAAGCAAATTGATATGTTCTTGATTGAAAATGGTATTCAGATTGCACCTGAAAAGTACTCATTCGTTGGTTTTGATCAACCTTCAGCATCTACTTCAGGTAACTACCTTTACTACGAACAATCATACGATGATGTTCTTATGCTTAGCACCAAGACTAAGGGTTATGAAGTTGTTGTTAGTGATCCTGTTGGCGTTAAGGATTTATCAGATTCTTCTAAGTTTGGCAAGAAAACCGATACTGCTGATGTAAAGCTAACTGCTGACAGTACTGATGTAAAGCCTACAGATGCTAACACTGTTGAAGAAATCAAGGCCTACTTAGATAAGCACCATATTGATTACACCGGTAAGACCACGAAATCAGATTTGTTAGCTTTAGTAAAATAGTAAAGCGGTGATTGAATGGATAAAGAACACATTGTTAATCAAGTTAAATTACTAATTCCTAACAACAATGAAAATCCTGATTATGATAAGATCATTGATTTTACAGTTGATAAAATCATGAATGATATTGCTAATTACTGTAATATTCCAATTGATGAACTGCCTAATGAATTATCTACTGTAGTGGTTAACATGGTAGTTCAAGCAATTAAGGTAAATGGTTTTCTTGATGGTGAGAGTGCTGCTAACATTCAATCACTAAATGAAGGTGATACCAGTGTTACATTTAAGCCTATGAGTGATATTTATTTAGCTCTTCAAGGTTTAAATCCTATTACGGATAATTACACTAATATCTTAAATAATTTCAGGAGGCTACCAGAATGAGCCAATTTGAAGGTTTAAAAAAGGTAGTCTCATTGTTATGGACGGATAAAGCAAAGATCACTGGTACTAAAAAAGTGACTAAAAACCACATTACTAATAGTGTTGAAACCACAATAGTAGAAAATGAACCTTGCAAAGTTGTTCTTAAAGGACAATCTGCAGGTACTCAAACTATTTTTGGCACTGATGAAGCTGATGCTAAATTATTAATTCGTAATGGCATTGATATTCCTGCTGGGGCGGTTATTTATATTACTGATCAAAACGGTAATACTACTAAATACAAACGTTCTAGCAAAGGGTATTCTGGATATTACTCACATCAAGAGATTGCAATGGTAAGGGATGAAAAAGCATGAGTTTGGGAACTGTTGATGATGCAGAATTTCAAGCTTGGGCTAGTCGTGTTAAAGGAAGAGTAGATAGTGGCCAACTCAAAGAAGAAATAGGCCAAAGCACTAAGCGTATTGGTGTTCAAGCGATTAGAACACTTAAAGCAAATACTCCAGTTGACACTGGTACTTTGCGTAAAGCTTGGACTGCCGAAGGCCCTTCTGTAAGTGGTGGCGGCTGGGTTGTTAAAGTAAGTAATCCTACTGAATATGCTTCCTATGTTGAAAGTGGCCACAGAACTCGTAACCACAAGAACTGGGTACCAGGTCAATTCTTTATGAAGAATTCCTTGAATGCGATAAACTCTCAACTGCCTGATCTGATAACACCTGGCTTATGGGCTTTTAGGGATTTACTATCATGACAATAATTGAAAGAATAGCGGATGAGTTAGCTCGTATCTCACCGAATACAACAATTTACACGGAGAATCAACCTAATGGGTTTGATGAACCGTGTTTTTTTATAGGCAGAGCAGGAAATACAACTCAAAAACCTGAACTTTTTGACTATGAAGTTAGAAAAATGCCATTTCAAGTTGTTTATTTTCCACCAGAAGAAAATGCTAATGAAGCATTAGATGAGATGGAAGCACTGCTAATGGACAATCTAACTGTATTGCCTGATTTTGCTTATTTAAGAAATCGTGAATTCAGTGTAGATACTAATGAACATACGTTGACGTGTGATTTTGATCTTGTTTTACGGATGTATAAATCAGATCTTTCATTAAAACAAAGGAGTTTAGATTTAAATGCAAGAGCAAAAGGAAACAACAGGGAATAACATCAAAGTTAAGCGCGCCGAAGTTGAGTATACTAAAGCTCAAATTAAGCAAGCCAATTTATTCCCCGGTACAAATAACACGGCATTGATTAATGTCGCGTTAGAAGACAACAAAACTTATACAATTGCCGAAGCTAAGAAGGCAATTAAGGATTTTAAAGGAGGTATGTAATAAATGGCAGGTGGAACTTGGAGAATGCAAAACAAAGTAAGACCGGGTGTTTACATTAACGTTCGAGGTGATGGTAAGTCAGCGTTAACCACACCATTGGGGCGTTTATTGATGTTCCAAAACAAGCCTCTGGGTTGGGGCAAGAATGGCATCATTGAATTAAAAGCTACTAGTGATTTTACTGCGCTAACCGGCCACAAGAATACTGATGAAGTATTGGCTCCAGTCTATGAAGCTTTAAAGGGTGCCGAAACGGTATTGCTTTTAAACGATTTTACTGGTGGCGCTAAATCTACTGCTACTAAGACCGGTGTTTATACCGTTAATGCAAAATATGAAGGTGAACAGGGCAATAACATTAGTGTTAGTTTTGTTCCTAGTCCCTTGGCTGATGGTGCAAACACTCAAGATGTAACTGTAACTACTATCTTTGGCACTAAGCAAGTTGATCAAGTAAAAATCACTTTACCAAAGGCAAGCGCCGATGCAATTGCTAAAGCAGGTTTAACTAAAGAAGACCAATTGGAAATTCACAATGACTACGTAGATATTACTTTTGGTACTACCCCAGCAGAAGTAACTAGTGAATTAAACAGCAAAGGAGAATATCCACTATATACCGCAATTTATAATGGCTTAACTCAAAGCGCTACAAACGTTACTTTAACAGGCGGTACTAATGGTACTAATAATGTAGTCGATGACATGCATGACTACTTGGAAAACGAATATTATGCTGTAGCAACTACTGCTGGCTGGGAGGAATCAAGCAACATTCACAAGCTTTTAGCCGAAGAAACTAAGCTTTTACGCGAAACCGTTGGTATTAAGGTTCGCGCCGTTATTCCTAATACGACCGGTGTGGCTTACAACTATGAAGGTGTATCAACCGTTTTGAATGGTTATGTACTTAATGATGGCACTGTAATCAGTCCTAACATTGCTGCAGCTAGATTTGCTGGTATGAGTGCTAGTGCTACACCAGATCAAGCATTAACTTATACCCAACTTGATGATGCTGTAGAAGCTAGCCCAAAATTAAACAACGACAAGACTATTGAAGCTTTAAATGCTGGACAAATTGTGTTTACCACATTGGCTGGTAATCGCGTGGTGATTGAACAAGACATTAACTCACTCACTAAGTTTACTAGCGAAAAATCTAAAGACTTTAGCAAGAACAGAATTATTAGAACACTTGATGAAATTTGTACTAATACTACTCAAACATTTGAAACTAGTTTCTTAGGCAAAGTTTCCAATAACGAATATGGCAGAGACTTGTTTAAAGCTAACCGTGTGAGTTACTTGTCCGGATTAGAATCACAAAACATGATTCGTGACTTTGATCCTAATGATTTAAGCTTGGCTCAAGGCAATGATAAAGACGCCGTATTAATGGATTTATATGTAACCCCAGTTGACGCAATGGAAAAGCTTTACGTTAACTTGGTAGTTAGATAGAAAGGATAAATAAATGGCAACAACTTTAGAACAAGTTCTTCATGGTAGAGATACCATTTCATCGAAAGACGCTAAGGTTACCGTCACAATTGACGGCAATGTTATTAATCTGATTGACTGTAAAGAATTAAAGATTAACATCAAAAAGAACAAAGAAAAGGTTCAAGTTCTTGGCGATCACTGGACTAAGCACAAAACCACTTCTGTTGATGGTACTGGTACTTTAGGTCAATATGTAATTAACAGTAATTGGTTGAAATATGGTATTCCTTACACTCAAAAAGAGGGGGACTTATACTTTACGATCACTTTTTCCATCGAAGACCCAACTTCAAGAGCTGGTAAGCAAATTATTCAACTTGATGAAGTGAACTTGGACGAAATTCCAGTGGCAGATTTTAAAGCAGATGATACTGTAATGGATACTTCGGCAGATTTCACTTTTGAAGGCATCCACTTAGTACAATCTTTTGATGGTATTCAGTAAGGAGAAAAATAAATGGCTGAAAATTTTAATGTAGAAGATTTTATTAATGTAGAAAGTCCTGTAAAGGAAGAAGAAATAAAGATCAAGCGCTTTAAGGTGCCTTTTAAAATTCGCTCTTTAACTGCAAAAGAAGTGAGCGAATTAAGAAATGATTCAAAAGAAATTCAATTCAATAAATCAACTAGAACTTCTCAAAAGGTTTTAAACCAAGATAAGTTTGAAAACAATTTAATGGCTGCTAGTGTTGTAGTTCCTAATTTGAAGAATGAAGAACTTCAAAAGCATTATGGCACTTATGGTGATCCTGCAGGTACACTCGAAGCAATGCTTTTAGCAGGTGAATATAATGCATTAGCTGAAAAAGTATTAGAGCTTTCAGGTATTGATGCTAATAATGATAATGATTTAGTTGCTGAAGCAAAAAACTAATTAATAATTCAGTTGGTGATTTTTCAATTTATAACTATGTTCTTAACAAATATCATTGGACACCAAAACAATGGGCAGATCTAAATGAAAGAGAAAAGACACTAGTTGTTGCATCAATTGAATTGAGGCTAGAACAAGAAGAGGAAGAAAGAGAAGAAAGTAAAAGAGAGGCAAAGTCATAACACATTGAAATGATATGTGAGAGGCTTAGCCTCTCTTTTTTGTAGAACTAGAAAGGAGGTAATATATGCCAGAAATAAGTGCAACGATTAGAGTCGTTGATGCTTTTAGTAATCCATTAGATAAATTGGCAAATGGACTTTCAAGAGCACAATCAGGTTTTAGCAAATTGAAAGGCGCGCTAGGTGGAAATATGTTTGGTAGCGCTGAAAAATCGAGTAGTGGCTTGTTCAAATCTATGGCTGGTGGTGTTGTGGTAGGCAACATGATCAGTAAAGGCATGAGCTTGGCTGGTGCTGGAATTAATTCAATGCTGGGAGAACTTAATGAAGCATCAACTTCGTGGCAAACGTTTGAAGGAAACATGCACCAATTAGGTGCTTCAAATACTGAGATCAATAAAGCTAAAACCGAAATGCAGCAATTTGCACAACAGACAATTTATAGTGCTTCTGATATGTCTAGTACTTATGCTCAGTTAGCCGCAGTCGGTACTAAAAATACTGCTCAATTAGTTAAAGGTTTTGGCGGTTTAGCTGCAGCTTCTGATAATCCACAACAAGCCATGAAGACTTTAAGTGAGCAAGCCACTCAAATGGCAGCTAAGCCTAAAGTTCAATGGCAGGATTTTAAGCTGATGTTGGAACAAACACCGGCCGGTATTTCTGCTGTTGCTAAAACAATGGGTGAAAGTACTACACAACTTATTAAAGATATTCAGGATGGCAAAGTTAAAACTCAGGATTTCTTAAATGCTGTTGCTAAAACTGGTACCAATGCTAACTTCTCTAAGATGGCTACTCAGTACAAAACAGTTGGTCAAGCAATGGATGGTTTAAAAGAAACATTAGCCAATAAACTTCAACCGGCTTTTGATAAAGTCGGAAAAATTGGTATTAAAGCCGTTGAAGGCATTACTGATAAGATCGGCAATATTGACGGTGAAAAATTAGGAGACAACTTAGTTAATTTCATTCAAAATGCTAAAAGCAAGTTTGATGAATTTAGAGAGAATTTCTCTAACGGTTTTGCCAGCTCATTTAATATAGATGGCTTTAGAAACATGATAACTGCTATAGGCAATGCTATTAACAATGTTAAAAATGCTTTTAGTGGAGTAGGTAGTTCACTTGCTAATTCATTAGGTAGTTTATCTGGTAAAGGGCTAAATGGAATTAGTTCAATAATTACTAATATTGCTAATGCAATAAGCAAAATGAGCCCTGGCCAAATAAGAGCAGTGGGTACAGCAATTGCTAGTTTCGCTGGAGCATTAACTTTATTAAAAGGAGCTAGTTCTGTAGCTGGAACAATCTCTAATATCGCATCTGGATTAAGTGCTATTAAAGGCGGCTTTGGCACAGCTTTTAGTGGGATCAAAGAATTGCCTAAGGCTTTTTCAAGTATTGGACAAGCTAAAAATGATATAGCTGGTTTCTTTTCTATTTTAAAAGATGGTGCTAATGCTGGTAGTGTAACTCACTTTGCTGATATGCTAGGTGGCTCAAAATTCGAAGCTGGTATAGGTGATATGCTGGCTAAAGTTAATGGTATTAAAACAGCTTTTGCTTCTTTAGCGCCAGCTATAGCCGGTTCTTTCTTACCAATTGCAGGAATTGTTCTAGGTATATCCACAGTTGTTGCTGGTGCAGTAATGGCATGGAAGAGCAATTTCCTAGGGTTTAGAGATACTGTTCAACAATCATTCAGCAATATTGGTCAAGTATTAGGTCAAACTTTTAGTAATCTGGGTCAAGTATTTGCACCAATAAGGCAGGCTTTTAGTCAAATTGGACAGGCTTTAGCTCCTGCATTACCTGCTATTAGACAATTTGTTACAGCACTTGGTGCCGTGGCTGGTACTGGTGCATTACTAGGTTTATCGATGATAGTAGATATTTTCAAAAACATTGTAAGTGGAGCAATGGCGGCTGGTAATGCTATTAAAGGTGTTGTTTCTGTAGCTAAAGGTTTAGGTGCTGCATTAAGTGACATTAAGAATGGTGATTTTTCATTCTCGGGTGTTAGAAAAAACTTTGCTGATGCTGGCAAAGCTTTTGCAGACGCAAGAAAAAACTTCCATCCGTTTGATTTTTCAACTACTGAGAAGACACTTAGCGCTGCAATTAATAATGCTAAAAAGTCCTTCGGTAACAGTAAAGTAAAAATGAAAGCAGATGTAGATACCTCAGGTATTAACAAAAAAATGAGCAGTGTCACAAAGAGTGGCAATCATAAGATCAAAATTGGTGCTAAGGCTGATTTAAGTTCTGTTAATAAACAAATTAGTTCTATTTCTAAGAAACAGATTTCAGCACCAAAAGTTAAAGCACCTAAAGTACCGCAACCTAAAATGCCTAAAGTCAAAACTATGCCTGCACCTAAGATTAAAACTCCTAAAATACCACGACCAAAAATGCCTAAGCTTAGAACAATTCCTGCTCCTAAAGTTCAAAGACCTAATATGAGCGGGGTTGTTTCTGCTGTAAGAAGTGGAATGAGTAGAGCCGCTTCAGCTGCAAGAGCTGGTGGTGCGCAAATCAGTGCCGCTGTTCGTAGTGCACTTAATCAAGCTGTAGCAGCTGCAAGAAGTGCCGCTGGGGCAATGCAAGTCGCCGGTGCCATGATTGGTGCTGGTTTAGCCGCTGGTATTCGTTCTCAAATTGGTGCAGTGGCTGCCGCCGCCAACGAGTTGGTAGCTCAAGCTAATAGAGCAGCTAGAGCCGCCGCTCAAATTCACTCACCTTC